AGAATATAGAAAACCCCCCTTACCATAATATACTAGGTCATGTACTTCATCATAAACTTGGAATTTATAATTCGGAGTCAGGCCAAAAAAACGTGATCCCAATAGGGATCTTAACGCCTTTCACGTCTCCAGCTGCGTTCTCAAGATCATAAGTTAAGTCTACATCAGGCTGTATTTCTTTGATATATTCTCTTAATGCTCTTGCGTCTCTTGCTAATAAGCCGTTTTCTACAAACTGTCTAACCGTTTTGCGCTCGTAATCGCCTTCAACAGATAGAATAGTATGTTTTAATCTAGTAGTATATTCTGCAGAACTATTCTTATTCATTTTTTTAAGGCCCTTAACTTCATTCTCTATTTTCTTTTCATCTGCGTGAGTGATAAGCTTAAAAGTAATAGATTTTTTTACAGTAGGAAGAGTAAATTCAAATTCATTTTTTCCTTTACCTTGCAAATGTTCTTCTTTCATTAACTTATCCTTAACTTCAGTAAGATCTACCGTATGTTCTTCACCATCTAATTCAAAAGTATAATCTTTACCATATCCTAAAACACGAGCGGCAATCATGATTGCATTTTTATCACCTACAATTAAATCGTTATAATTAATAGGTGTAACTATAAGTGCTTCTAACAATTTATCTATTACAGAACCATTTTTAATGTAACTTTCATTAGTTAGAATGTCTTCTTCCTTAGCAGTCATATACTTCATTTCTAGTACACCTTTAGCTAATGGGTTATCTTGGGGGTAAATTAGGCCTTTAGAGGGTAACGTTACTTCCTCAGTAGGGAACATTGGTTTATTTTCTTCCATATTGTAACTTTTATATGTTTGCATATACATATGTAAAAAAAAGAGGTGCTTGCGCACCTCTTAATTTATTTGTGTTAAGAATCTTAGTAGTTTAAGATTGCATAATCCATGGCAATTGTCAAACTAATTTCCATTGGAGTGGATGAAGTCCAATCACCCGATCCAAATTCAGCATTAGTTATATAAGCTCCTTTACAAATCCATTCTTCAACTACATCACCAACAGGACCTAATGTGTTAAATTTAATTTCTTTTTTGTAGAAATCAGAATAACCATCTCTACCTGTTACTGATTCGTGGTGGAGGCGAACCCACTCCATCACTGCTTGTGCTCCTGAAGGAGTTACTGGATCATATAGAGTACAAGAAATAGGAGTCCAATCGGATTTACCTTTAACTTTTCTTTTCACGTTAATGTGATCAAGAACTACTTCTTCTGCGGTGTATTTAGGCTTATCTGCGGACTTAATGAGATAAGCAGGAATACCATCTATATAAAATATAAATCTATTTTGCAGCTTGGGTTCGTAAGCTGTATAGAACATATCTGCTGAACTTAATATTGCCATTGTGTTGTTATTTTGTTATAAATATATTAAAGCTGAATTTTTAGTCATTAAATGTTGCACCTGTTGGCTGAATTGTATAATCTAAGATTATAAATTCGGCTGTTTTAGTAGGTTGAATAAATATTTGACCTACTAATTGGTTTCTGTCTATTGCTTCAGCAGTATTGTTACTTTCATCCATTACTACTCTAAAGGCAAATAATCCTTGTCTTTGTTGTACTGACTCTAAGAAAGGTGTAACAGCGTTTAAGAATCTATTTCTTGTGACTGTTGTATTTTGTTCAAATACTAGGTTCTTAGAAGTATCACCAATAAAGTTCTTAAGAGAAATTAATAATCTTCTTACGTTAATACGGTCAAGAGCACTTGCTTTTTTCTGGAGTGTTTTTTGTCCATATGCTACGGGACCTACTCTTGGGAAGGTTGCAATTGGATTTACTTTATTATCATATAATTTATCTCTAACTGCTTGGTTTAATTTAAATTCAGTTCTTACAACAGGTAATCCACCTCTATTCAAACCTGCAGGTGCAAACCATGGGGCAGCTATTCTATCATTTGCGGCATAAACTCCTTGCATTACTGTAGAAGCAGGTACATATACGTTTCTGCTTAATTCCGTTGATGGTACCTGGACCCAAGGCCAGTAAGTACCCGCAAAATTAGTATTAAGTTCTCCAGCTTCTCCTGTAATGCTTCCAACTCCTGTCAAATCTGCACCATAAGGTACCAAATCCGCTATGTAGAAGCAATCGCCTCTACCTTCACAAAGTTCTATGATAGACGCTACTACGGAAGCATAATCTTTATTATACATACCTGGTGCTGTAATAGTGCTGAATCTATATTCATCTTGGTTTTTAAGAATATTGATAGCTGTAGTATAATCATCTGCTACTAATCCTTGAGAATCTGTTCCACTAATATTTTTAAAAGTAAGCATTGGTTCACCTGTTGGAATATTAGTTCCAGTAGCACCATGGAATGAGCCACTGCCCGCAGATGGTAAACTATGTTGGTAGCTAACACCCGAACTATCAGTACCTATAGTACCATCAGCTAATAAGTAATCTGTGGTTTGTAATTCAACTGATTTAACTCTTACGAATTTAGATTGGTTAGGATACTCACCTTCTACTTTAATAAATGTTTGGCCTTCCGCTTCAGTTGTAGTTGTGGTTTGATCTCCAATAATTCTAGCAATATAATTATCAGATTTAGGATCTAAACTACACCCTATAAACGTTTCTAATACTATTTTATTGTTAGTATTATCATCACCTCTTCTAATTGATAAATTAAAAGTACCATTCGCTGTATTAACACCACTAACTTCCCATCTTAAATTATCTAAAGATCCTGATTTAAGTGAACCATCTGCAAATTGTTCACCTGCATCTGTAGCTCCTGTAGTGCCATTAAATACTATACCCTGACCAATTGTTTCAAGAGTAAAGGATTTAGTTCCTGTACCATCTGCACCACCCTCTAAAGTTAATACGTCCGACATAGTACCGTCGGCACCCGAACCTGTATCAACACTGATACTATTTCCTGCTGTACCCGCTATTGATGCTGTAAGTTCAATAGCTGTACCATTAGCAGTAGCATCAACTCCTATATTTGCATTATCTATTTCGGTGACTAAACTAGTAACAGTACCCGCTATATCCGATCCAGTTGCAAAGAAAAATACATTACCCGCGGGAGAATCATCAGGCACTACACCTGGGCTAGCACCCACAAATCTAAATTCTGTACCATCTACCGTTATTTGGAATTCCGTATTGTCTTGGAATTGGTTTACTATTGTTAAACTTCCAGAAGCTTTCGCACTTGCTGACCCACCAATATTAGATTTAATATTAGTACTAGTAGCAGCTGTAAATGAACCACTAGAAACTCTAGTTACTAGCATACTATTACCTCCGTTAGCAAAGAATTTTTGTGCTGCTATAGAGGTAAAAAATTCTAAGTTTTCAGAAGCAGAAACAAAGGTTGTTCCAAATTTGTTTTTATAGTCAGCAAATGAAGTTACTACTGTAGGTCTTTCAACTGGACCTTTTACTGTAGGGCCTATGATTGCTGCACCTACTTCTACGGGGGCAGGTGTTATGAAGGATTGATCGGTTTCTCTTTGAAATACTCCCGGAGATACTATTTGTTCGGCCATATCTTGTGTTGTTTATTTATAATAAATATAGAAAAAAATTGCCAGCAGTTTCCTGCCGGCAATAAATATAAAAAGTATTTCAAAAAAATATTATTCTTCCATTTTAATAAATGTGCCTTGTTCCAAATCTACTTCACCTTTACCATATTTTTCAAACATACTTTTAGATACTTCACGTTCTGTTTTATAAAGTTCATTAAACTGTTCCGCTAATTCATTAAGTTGACGTTTAATGTTATCTTCGGCAATGCCAATTTGTCCTCTTAAAAAAGTAAGTTCATTAGTTTTAGTCCGTAATTCGGTTAATTGTTGGATTTCTTCTTGTGTTAATTTAACACCTTCATTAGTTTTTATAGCCATAACTTATTTGTTTTTATATACGTATAATAGAAATTAATGGAACCCTAATTTTACTTTAGGAAAAATTGTTGCCGGGTAAGCAACCTCAAATTCTAATGAGCGTTGGGTGGCAAGTGGTGAATTAGAATCTATTAATCCCAGGTTTACCAGTGTATTGTTGGATTGACCATATTGAGAAGGGTCAGCAGATTGGCCAAATATATCAAGAGAGTTATCTGGATTATCATCGGTATATCTAATGATAAATCTGCTTCTAGTAAGGGCACCTAAACCACCTAAACCATCATTAGATGCTAAATTAAATAATTCATTTATTCCATCTGCATTTAAGACATGAGTTGCTAATTTAATAATTCCTCCTTCACTTTCAGTTACAGTTTCTTCTGCTGTATCTATTAGTAATTCATCTGCTATATTCTGTGCTGTAGGTGCGCTAAAATTATATCCCCAGCCCATTGTAAATTTATTATCTTCACCAGAAGAAAGAGTGTTGTTAAATCTATAAAGGAATCTAGTAGTAATAGAACTAATGCCCAGCCAACCACCAGGAATAAAACCATTTAAATCCGTGAAAGTAGTAAATGGAGTTGTTTCATTAGGTGCTGCATATCTAGCATTAATTCCTATTATACCTGCCAATTGGTTACCCTCGCTTACTTCATTACTTAATCTAATTGTTCCCTGATTTCCAAAAGTAATCGCTAATGTCCCATCAGTCCCCTCATCCGTTATAACTGCATTAGAAGCATTAGGGTTTAAAAAAGTTCTATATTGAAAATCTGTTGTACCTATTTTAGGGGTAATTACTATTTTAGTAGGTTGAGATTCTTCAGGTATATCGTATGAGATTTGGATTTGTGGATTATCTGTTATTTCACCTAATGCACTTATAAA